ATTTAGTTGCCTTAGTACTTGTTGTCTAAAATCATCTGAGTATGCCATAGGGGTATTGTAGCATATTTTGGGTTCGGTTGGTATAAATGGTCTTTAACCGCCGATTTAACTGCCTTTCATAGTCTTTTAAAATCTCTTTATCCGCCCCTTTGTCGCCTGTTAGCGTAGGGGCAAGCCAGCCCTTTGACACCAAAAAAGGCTTTAACGATTTTTTAAACTCATTAAAACTTGTACCATTGTCAATCGCAGACTTTACTGCCTTATGCACTTCTGCCAGCATATCTTTATCAGCAAGCCCTGCAACGGTAAAGGCTAAGGCGTGTTGGTATGCCTTAAACTCAGCAAATTCAGCCGAAGTGATGAGCGATTTTTGGGCAAAGTGTTTTTCAGCTTCACGATTGGGTAATCGCTCAAAACTTGTGCTAACGCCTTTTTTATCCGTCATTTTCTACCCCCGACAAGCCTTTTAAAAATTCACTCATTCCTTGTTTGGTAAGCTCTGCCACAAATTCATCATTATCAAAACTTAATACCGCAAGTTTCTTTTCAAAATCGGCAAAGTCGGTGCTGTCATCAAGGAGCGATTGGATAATATCACCCTTTGCATTGGCGATTTTGCGTTGTTTTTCGGTTAATGGCTCATCATCGTGGCTGTGATTGTGGTCGTCTTTGGGGCGATGTCCTGCCTTACCGCTATCAGATAATAGCAATGATAATGGTAACTCTTGCCCCTGTTTTGGCGTGTGGGGTGCAGGCTCAATGATTGTAAAATGGTGCTCCTCATAACCTAGAATGTCTTTGTAATAATCTTTGGTTAGGGCAAACCTGCCCGTATCAAGATACAGTTTGTCCCGCTCCGCCCGTGTCTTATCTACCGCCTTTTCATTTTTCCATTCAAACCATACTTGTCCACCACTGACAAGCGGTGTGCCAAAATGGGCATTGACGGCAAGCATTGCGTTAATGGCGTGCTGGATTGCTTCTTTGGCAAGTTCTAGGTATGAGCCAATGCGGTCAATCCTTGCCTTGTCGTCTGTTTCGTTGGCACTACGACTGCCGTGTGTTTGGTCAGAAGTTTTAACCCTTCCAAGCAGTAATTTTTGAATACGGCGGTTGGACATTTGCTCCGCCATCTCAAAGGCTTGTCCGTTATTTTGTAATTGGTGGATTTGGATTTCGCTGTCTTTGTCAATCGTGGTCGCTCCACCTGATACAAAGCGGTACAAGGCACTGACAAATTTATTATTAAAATCAAACTCGGATTGCTTGCCCACGATATAAGGCTGAGCATAGCGGACAATAAATTGCCCCAAATACGCCCAAGACTTATTGCGTAACAAGACAGACGGATAAGCCTTAATCACGGTCATCTGCCCCATTGGGCGAGCGGGGGTGGCACGGTGGGTCAAGACCAAATTTTTCACTTCGGTGTTAATGGCAGTCTCAATACCCAAATGATTAAAAATAATCCGCCCGTCCCGCAAAAATCGGTAATTGTCAAGGTCATCAACACGGTTTAAGACTTTGTCAATCACCAGTCGCCCCTTGTCGTCTTGTTTATAGACATATTCGGCGATGGCGTGTCCGTTAAACTTTGCCAAAACTGCCAATTCAGCAAAAGTTTTGATGTGCGGTGTGATGATTTTAATCAGTTCGTTTTGGGTGTTTTCATCAAGTTCATCACCCCACACAATGAATGGCATCGCTTTAATGGCACTTTCAATGTCATCACGACAACCTTCTACTTCATCATCATTTAAGATGATGTTAAGAATTTCGGTGCGAGATTTGCCCGTCTCGGCAATCAAGCGGTTTAGATTGTCGTCATAGGTTTCATTGTCAAAAGCGTGAATGGCGGTGTCAAGGGGGGTCATTAAGGATTTTTTGTCCAGCTTTGACTCTTTTTGGACTTCGGTGGTTTTGGATTTTTTAAAGAAATTAAACATTGTTTTATCCTTTACGCTTTGGGTTTTAAAGCGTAAAGGATAAAGGGCAAACCCTTGTTGATAAAGCACGCCCGCCCCTTTATCTAAATAAATAGGGTTTAGGGTTAAATATTGCCCTTGCCCATCGGTTGGCTCATAGCCGATAAGAGCTTTGGCAATAGCGGTCAAAGTTGCCCCAACATCGCCAACCCCTGTTTTGTTGTAATATTGTTTGGCAAGAATCACGCTAAATGTGATGTCCATTGCTTGATTTTTGCCTTTGCTTGCTTCGCTTGCAGGGGCAAAGCTGTCCAAGACAACATACACACAGCCATCAATGCGGTTGGTGTTGGTTTTGGCTTCGTTTAGGTCGGATAAGTCATTGGCGGTAAAGACTTTTTTAATCTCATTGACGGTGTTTAAGCGTTCAATGACGGCTGGCAAAAAGGCTAGAAAGTCGGTATGGAGTGGATTTGTCATCATCAGCTCGCTAAATAATCGTTAATCATTGTATAAATGTCTTGTTTGTCTTCATTGGACAGCCCCAAAAAGGGGCGGGCGGGCATCTCTTCGCCATTTCTCTTTTTCGCCCCAAATTGATGATAGACGCCGTAGTGTTCAGAAGTGCCAATGGTTACGCTGTCTTTATCGGCATAATAGGTAATAGACCGCATTAAATCACCACTTTCTACCAAGATGCCACCATTATTGCCACTAGCGTTAGTTTTTCTTACTATCGTGTTGGGCAGTAAATTTGCCCAATAGTCGCCATTTGGCGATTGCTTGGTAATAAAGCGTTCGGTGGTGCTACTTTCAATCACCCCACCAATGGCTTGCATTAGGGGCGTTAAATCGCCATTTAACTTTTGGTACAGTTTGGCAATTTGACTGTGTGCAATGCCAAGTTCATCAAGCCCTGTTATCGTAATACTGGTCATAACACCTCCTTATCGCCACATACTTGGCACTTCGTTGGGCATAACGACAATGCCAGTTTTGGTGTGGTTGTCTGCGTTGCCATCGTCTTTTTTGCCTGTTAGCATTGCTGGGTCGTCTTTGACTTCGTTTAACCACTTGATTGCGTAGTCATAGCGGTCTTGGACAATCTTGGTTACGCCATTTTCATACAGATAATAACGGGCAATATCGCACGCCTTTAATATCAAGCCATCAGGCGTGGGCATTACCACACCATCCACACGATACCCCAAAACACCTCCATCATCACGAAACACCAACCCCGTGCTATTTAACTTACTTTCCACTTCACCAAGTGCATCTTTAATGGCTTGATTAACCACCACTTCATCAATGACCTGTGACCGTTTGTGGTCGGAAATATTGATAATCTCTTCTTCGCCAAATCTGTCTATTAAATCTTGCAACACAATCATTTAAAGCCCCTTTAAACCTTATTTAAATGTTATTGATAATAGCCAAAACCACTACCAAAACTCATACTCCCAAACTGGCTAGGTTCGGGAATGTCAATCGGTTGGGCGGTCGCTTGGCGTTTAAAGCCTGTTGCCAGCTTATACACCATCTCCACAGCGTCCGCCCCATCATCGTGGTCAGCTTTGGGGAAATGGCGAAACTGGTCTATCAGCGTGCTTTGGGAAGTATGTAGCAGTAATAGCCCATTTGCCATATAAGGTTGCAGGGTTTCAATTCTAAGCAGTTTATCCGAAGTGGGTTTGACAGGCATTGCAGGGACAGGCACACCACTCTCCGCACTTCTACGCACAAGCTCGGTTCTAAAAAACTCTTGAAACTGTACCGCTTCCACCGCCCATTTGACGCACCCATATTGCCTTTGATAATGGATAACATCACTGATGATACGGTCGGGCAGGCGTTTTTTAATGTCCGCCACCACGACATACACCTTACCCGTGGCTCGTTCTAGTCCCGCCACGACAATCGCAGACGGGTCTCGGCTTGCCCCTGCCTTGCCGAGTGACGGGTCTACCGCCCCAAAATAAATCAGATTATCAGGCAATTCATGCCAGTAGCTTATCGCTTTGGCAAAAGGTGCGTCATCGCCCGCCGTTGGGTCATTTTGATATTCTGAGTCAAAGGCTTTGCGGTTATTGGCACGGATTGTCATCATCGTCAAGATTGGACGAGCTGACCACGACACTACCGCCCCTTTATCCATTTGCTTTTTGTGCATTTGATAAAACGCCATGGCTTCATCTAACTGTTTGGCAAGATATAAAGCCTCCCATTCGTCCCACAGTGCCATGTTTTCAGGCATTTGGATAATGGCTTTAAAGCGTGCCGACACCCATTCTGGGCTGTTTAATGTGCGGTTTAGTACGCTGTCATAATGCAAAATCGTGCCAATATAGACAATATCCATTTTTTCGCCAGCCACGCCCAAAGGTTCAATGGTTTGGCGTATCCAGTCTTGGGTTTTGTCTCGTTGCTCCGCTTTTAATACGTTTTTGTCATTTTCAATATCATCTAAAATAACCAAATCTGGACGGTACGCCCCATGGGTCAAACCACGCAAACGTTGTCCTGAGCCTGCCACTTCTATTTTGACGTTGTTTTTGGTGATAATCTCGCCCTCTTGCCATTTTACGCCAACGCCAAATACTTCTGGAAAGTCCGTTTTTAGGCGGATATTGCTTTCAAGCTCCGCTTTAATGGCGGTCAAAATGGTGTAGGCTTGGCGGATAGAGTCCATGGCAATGAGAGCATAACGCAGTTTACCAATGACCGTCCGCCAAATGGGATATAGCTTGCTCACAATGGTGCTTTTAGCTTCGGCTCGTGGGGCGGCAATGGCTTGCTTTTGGCTTTGTTCATTAAAAGCCATGGCGGGCAACACCTCAAACAAGTATTCATGCAGTTTTGATTTATCAGGGTTTCGGATATAGTGTGGAAAATAAGTCCGTACAAAATACTCATAACCCCCAATCGGATTAAATACCCTAGCACGGCGGTCGGCAATCGCCTTGGGGCTGTCGTCCCAGTCATGCGTCATTGCTTGGATTTGAGCCGTGAGAGCGGATTGCAGGGCTTTTAATTCAGTCAAAAACTGTTTGGCTTTCATCATTTAAAGCTCCCAAATACCGCCCAAACAACAATCAAAATCCAAAGCCCAGACGTTTTAAAGCCTTTGATTTCAAGTATTGTAGTGCAGATAGTCAATATTGAAAAAGCAAGTGCTTGGTACATTTATTACTCTCTAATTAGCCAAATTCTTGTTGCAATGTTTCGCCAAAAGGTTCAAGCATGGCAATAAACTCTTGTAATAACTCAGGTTTATTATCTTTGACATGAGTGCCAAATAATTCCACCGTTTTTAGAGCAACCGCCAACTGTGATACTTGTGGTAGAATTTTTTTGTTGGCAGAGACAACCTTGTTAAAACTGTCTGCCAGACTTGTTAAAAAAGCCACTCTTTGAGCAGATGATAGGCTTTCGTCTTCACGCAAGATAGTCATTGTGCTTTTGTACTCAATGACAAAATCCGTTAAAATCTCTCGCCCCATATCCTCAATCTCGCCACCTGCCAACGTGTGTGCTGTTCGCACTTTATCCCAGTCATCGCCATTTAGCTTGGCTTGGTTTTTCCAGCGTTGTACGGTAGGGTAGCTGACCTTGTGTAGCTCTGCACATTTATCCAAAGATAGGCGTTCAAACACATAGCTTTTTCGCACTTCATTGATTTTGTCTTTACTATATGCCATAAGCCACCTTAACCACCTAATTTGATTCGGATAAACTCCATGCCAACATTGATGATACCACCTGTAATACTGCCTGTTACAGCACCTGCCACCGCCCCCGCTACCGTTGCTTTTTTGGTAATGTTCTGCTCCAAGTTGTCAATTTTGGCAACAATCTCACCATTTTGGGCTTTGATTTCATCTAATGATTGCAAAATCGCTTGCTGATTGTCGCTGTCTTGTCTGCTCATTTGTCTGCCTTTTTGTCTAGTTTATGCCCCAGCTCTTTGACGTCGGCTTTTAGGTCGCTAAGGCTATCTAAGATACGCTGATTGTCAATATGCGCGTCGCTTTTTGATTGGTAATTTCGGTACATCTCGGCACGCAAATCACTAACTTCTGATTTTAAGGTGCTAATTTGTAGCCGATTTTCGTCTTGACTTGATGACAATGTGGCAACCCACCGCCAAAATATGGCTTGGACAATGGTCGCCACAATGCTAATCGTCAAGACAACATAGGTATCGCTCATCGTCTGCCTCCTGTCTCATGCGTCCGCTCATGCGTCCACTGACAGCCAACACACCGCACGGCATGGGGCAGGGCTTGCTTTCGCACCTTGCCGATTGGCTCGCCACAGTCTATGCACTCGGTGATGTCATTGGGCGTGGCATGGCGTTGGGCGTGCTTGATTTGTATGGCTAAGATTTGCTCGGATTGGGCGGTGGCACGGTCGATTAGGTCGGTCATGGCACACCTCCTGTATCGTCTTGGTCGTCTGCTTGGGTGCGATACTCTCGCCCATGTCCGTCCCTGCTTGGCTTGCTTTGACTGACAAACCGCAGTATCAGACCACACACCGCCACAAATGCCACCAAATTATCGGCAAGCGGTTTTGGTAGTAGCTCTACAATCTCTGGGGGAATGGGCGTGGTCGCAAAAAATACAATGAGTGTAAATGCCCACACCGAAAACCACCGCCAGCCTTTACGCCAGTTTTCAACGATTTTTAGTTTCATGGTCAGCTCCAAAATATACCAACCGAACC